TCTATATTCTTTAATTCCTTTAAACAATCTCCTTTAATCAATTGTATTCCACGATCCATTAATATATAATGAGATAATTAATCAATTACTTCAACGATTCCGTTATTAATATTCATAATCTTTTGATACACAGCAAAGAACCTTACAATACGCGTAGATTCTTTATTAGGAGTTATTCCAGTTCCACCATCAAATCCAGTCAAAGTGGTTCTCTCTGTATAAATGACAGGATGAATACCCATAAGATGTCCTTGACCGAAACTGTTTTCAATCTTCAATCCAATATAATGTTGTGTTCCTTCATCATTTCTCATAGATTTACCATTTGAAAGTCTTTGAGTTACGTTTTCTGACCCAGCAGGTATATTACCTGTAGGATCAGCAGAATTTTTAAATGAATAAATATTAGAATTCAAAACCATAGGTATGCCTTCTACTAAATCTGCTTCACTTCGTTGTAATGAAGTATTTTTTAGTGGAACAGAATATACATTATTATTATCGATTCTAAAGTTGTATGATTCACCCAATCGAAGTGCTAGACTGTTATAGTAACCAGCAGTTAGAAATTCGACAATTGCTTCTTGTTCTATTTGTTTCTGAACTATCAATCGTTTCACTCTACGAGAAGCAAGAGGAATTTGAAATTCATGAGTTTGTTCTCCAGCACTTTCCTTGTACTGGACAAAATTAGATTGTGTAATAACATCATCAAATCCAATAGAATAACCACCTCTCGAAAATATTTGTTCTTTAATATCTGCCATAAGACTAGGATAAAGTAATGTATCCATAACCAAGAAAACTTCACTTTCTACAATTGTAGATTTTAATTGTGTCTTATCAACTGGAGTTCCTGCTGCATCCCTAGCACTAGGCATAAATCGATGTCCCCATGTATCAGGTGACCATTCAATAACAATACTAACTTCTTGCTCAATAGCAAAAAGAGGCAATTGAACTCCAACAAGAAGAGGAATAAGTTGTGCCAAAGCAATAAGCATTCCTGGAGAGCGTGATTCTTCGTAAGGAATTAATCGTTTTGCTTTATCAGTATTATTGATAAAATCATTTGATTGTTTTGAGAAAGATGCACCTGAAGCTGTAGAAAATCCAAATTCAGAAGTTTCTTTTCCTATAGTTCCAAACGGAGGCATAAACCCACGAGAACGTTGTTGTTGTGGTCCAACAACAGGATCAACAAATCCAGCACTTCCCATATATACATCGTTTCCTGCTTGATGTGGCATAGCAGTTCCTCGTTTATATTCATTACTATAGTGATGACGCTTCCAGTTAATATATTGATTTACATCTCGAACGTCGCAAATTTCTGCTCCTCCAATCGTTAGAAAACAACGGCGAATCATTCCACATGCTCCTACCGTACTAGGATATACTGAATTTGAATCTACAGTAGGAGCGAATGCGTTTGTAACAATTTGAGATACATGTAATTGAGAATTTGCATCAAGAATACCAACATTAGGTAATACAAATCTACAATAAGATTGTGAAATAGTAGTAGGTTGTAAAATATCAGTAGAACATTCTTGATCGACAGGGCGTTTAAGTGGAGTAACCTTTAATACATCAGGTAAGTCAGAACTCATTTTGTTATATAGAATAACTATACAAAAAAATAAATTAATAAAAATTATATTACAAAAAAATTTAACTAAGAACTTGAATTTGTCCATTTTGAAATAGAACAGTATTTTCATGTTCTACAAACAAAAAGAGAGAATGAGGTGGAAATGCTACATCGCTCGGTAGTGTGGAGTTTATACGAAGAGCAAAAGTTTCATTTCTAAAATCAATACCATTCGAAAACTTATCATAAGCAACTCCTATATTATATTGATTTTCCAAATCTTCCTCAACAATAGAGTATCTGTTCCTATCGAATTTATTTTGTTTTGTATCGGAAAGTGGATTACTTAATTCAGTCTTTAAAGATTTAGTAAAGTTATATAAGTCCCATACATCACGAACAGAGTTCAATTCAATCATATTCTTTACACTATCGGCAGTTCCCTCTTCTTGACTTGTTCTGCTTACGATTTCAAAATCATAAGGAAGACGAATACCTGATCTTTGATAAGTAAAATCGTCAATACGAATATTATTGTTTAGGTCACCACCAGCACCAGGATAAAGCAATTGAGGAGTAGAACTTGAAAAGTATTCATAATTGTTTAGCCATGAAGATGGGATCATGTTTCCGATCAGAGCAGTAGTATCCCTTGTATTGAATAGATAAGAAAGATTTTGTGAATTGCTTACAATAACAGAATAGAATGAAGAATACGTTCTGTAAGTCATAGAACCTGATGTATTTTTCTGTAATGCTTCCTGAGTTGATGCGTCGGGAAGTTCGGTTTCAACAGACAACACAATATCGCTTAATTCGTAAAATGCTCCTAAAGGAGGGGATGCAGTAGGATTCAACCAACCATTACCTTGAACAACAAAGTTCGATGGAGCAAGGGTTAGTGTAATAATTAAACCTTCTACTAAATCCATATCAACAGGTTGTCCTTGAATAAATCCATCTAAAAGTGGAATACTAAAATCGAATGGTTTATCACATCGTTTTGCTTGAGTAATTTGCTTTCCTGGAGCATATTCATCATCTACACCATTAATATAATTCATAAAAGATTGATTAAGAGGAACAAGTGAAGAACACAGACGATTATAATTCTTTACGTTACTATATGTAGCACCTTGTAAATTTTGAATAGAGAGATTATCTATACATGAAGATACACCGATTCTTCCATCAATATAAAAAACGTCTGTTGCGTTAGGTGCTTCTTGAAAGAATTTTTCTCCACATTCAGGAGCATTTCCATCAACATCCTTTACTGTGAATGTTCCATTTATTCTTAAAGTTTTACCCATCATGATACGTGGAAGTTTAGGAATTTGAAAAACAACTTGTTGAAGACCATTTCTATCAGGACTGAAAAGATTATCAGCACCGATATTCACAGGGACGAATTGTAATAATTCTCTTCTTGAACTCATTATATATTATATAGTAAAATTATATTTTATTTAAAATAAATAAAAATACATTTATGGCAAAACAGATCTTCCGTTTCTGTTAATAGTCAATCTACGAATACCTCCTATATATGAAACCATCAATTTATTCTTTAATGGATTTGTATATTCAACACGCAAAGAAGCATTACCAGTAGCAGCGAGATTATATACTCCACCGTACCTTCCTAAACCTCTGCCTATAAAGAAATTTTCATCTTGAAAATCTAAATTCTTAGGATGTATCTTTATACTGGTTAATGATTTTTCTGCTTCAAATAGAGCAACTTGTTCTGTTTTAGGAACAGTTTGAGATAATTGACTCAATCGAACTCTCCTTGTAGGAACAAGTTTATTATCAATAAGATAGTTATAATTATCAGCATCATCAATAATAGTATCAAGATTCTTATGATAGTATCTTTGTGATAATGAATTATCTACAGGAAGAGTCATAATAGAAGTTGCCATGTGATTAATAGTAGGAATATTGATTTGAACTACTTTCTCTCCAGCAAGAACATTATTTCTATATGTGTCCATGGTCATATAATCATATTGAACTCCTTCTTCAGTAGCGATTTGCTTTAGCATAGAAGAAATATAACTCTGTGGAGGTTGAAGTGTTTTTACAATAAACTGTAATTCACTAATAGTGATCGTAGGTTGAGCGGATCCCCAATCAAGTTGTCTCAAACCACAAGTGTTTTGTGTTGCGATATTTCCTGTTCCTGCTCCTGCTCCTCCACTAATTTCATCACCATTAATACCATTATCAAGAAAGACACGAACAGAAACTTGACCTCCTGCGTTTTCAGTAGCATAATTCGATGCCACACCAGTAATATCTCCTAACTTAGACCATACAGGAGGATTAGCATTTGTAAAACCGTATAGTGGTTTTCCTACTAAAAGATTGACTGCTCCACTCAAGCCATTTTTGATGGCACATGCTCCAGCGTCTAAAGCTGCTTGAGTAGGAGTATTAGTGGCAATAGGGTCTTGATCGAATCCTGGATTTTTTTCAACGTGTAAATCAACATAAGTTACAGGATTAGCAGTTGTAACACTACCTTCAATAATACAAAAACGCTTACTATCTTTAGCAATCTCAGAAGTTACAACACCACCATCATCAGCAACAAGACCTTGAGCAGTCCATAGTTCAAGACATTTTTGAGGAACGCATGTATCTATTTCAATTCGTAATCCATCAGTAATCATGGCAGGATATACTTTATCTGATAAAGCACCTAAAACTCCTGAATATAAATGGAGAGATACTTCGATAGTATTAGGATCAGATGTAGCAGTAACAGTAATAGGAGAACCAAAATCATTAGTGGATTTATCATAACGATATGGAACATCAAAAAGTTGTGATTCATGAGAATTCCTTGCTGGTTCATTATCATATAATTCGCTGTCGAAATCTCTTGATGTATATTCAAGACCTTCGATTAATGCTCGTTTATTTCTAATAGAACGATTTTCACTGTACATGTGAAGTTTTTGTGCCATTTCACCATAGTTCATGAGAGATTCAAGAACCGTGTTTGTGTTTGCATCCATGATACGTATGTTTTCAATAATGCTATGAAGACCACATTTATTACTAAAATGAACAAGTGGAAGACCTTCCACACCATCTACTTGAACCATAAAGTTAAGAGTGGTTTGTCGTGGATCTATAAAAGATTGAAAAGGAGGAATATGAAATCGTAATGTATCTCCTGCTTTATAAGATTTCTGTTTGTCTGATGGAGCATAAGAACTCCTTGAAGGAATTGATTTAGTGACTTCGTCTGCCTCAAAATCCATTTTTATATATATACATTAGTTATATTTTTTAAAATTATTTAACTAAAAAAAA